GGATTTCCAGACCGGCGGCCGCCAGGGTGTTCACGATTTCCGCGGTTTCCTTCAGATCATCCGTATCGGTAGCATTCAGTATGAAATATGGTACATGGGCCTGGACGCCGAAGTTGAACTCCACCAGCGGCCGGATAAGGTCCCGGCGCACCGTCTCCATCACCGCCTTGCAGTCCGCCTCCGTCAGGTCCTGCCTCACATCGTTATGGGTCTTGGACTGGGCGTAGGAACCGCCGGAATCCGATGTCAGTGTCTGACCCACAATGGCCTTGCTCATCTGTTCATCACAGAACCGGGCCAGCCGTTCATAGATGTCCACACTGGATTGTTTGTTCGATTCAATGAATTTGATATCGGTCCCGGACGGCACAATCCCGGCCGCGTCCGTCCCCATCCTTACAATGGCATCCATCAGGGCCGCTTTATCCTTTTCACTGGCCGTTGCGTCATAGGTGCCAAGCCGCAGGGGCATCCCGTAGACCTCGCAGAAACTGACCCAGTCCTTCAGGTCATAGTTTTTAAACAGGTACATCCAGGCCACCACCCGCAGAACGCCGTACCGGGAAGGGTGGCCGGAACGCGCCTTGTACCGGTGGACGATGAACTTGTTTTCCGGAAGGGGTATCCCTCCCGGGAACGCCTCCGTCCGGAGCATGAGCGCATCGGTCAGGGTGTCATAATAAAACTTTTTCTGGTGGACGTACTCAATATTTCCCACCACCACGCGGCCGTCCCGGTATTCCCACTCAATTTCCTGGAAGCTGATGCCCTTTCCGATGGCATCCAGGATGTCCATGAGGTTGTCGCTGAATCCGTCCAGCTCCTTCAGCTGTTCCTCCACAAAAGCCGCTATCTCCTGGTCTGTTTCATCCTGTGAAAAGGGCTGCACCTCCCAGTCCAGGCCCGTCACCGCAAGTTTGCGGGTCTGCAGCTGGGAGAACAGATGGGTGTCCTTGCTTTCCATCTCCTCGAACAGCTCCATCTGCCGGAAGGGGTCCCCGGCGTCCGCCTCCTTGAATATCCGGGCCAGCTTTACCGGTGTCAGGCCGTCAGACGGGTAGCTGCTGAATTTATCGTTCACGTCACGGATGGCAACGGCTGCCATGATGGGTCTGCCGCTTTTTGCCATTTCCGGTGAGAATCTCTTCTTGCTTTTCTTTGCCATCAGTATGCTCCCTCCCCAAACCGCATGGCCCGCCTTAACACGGACTTATAGTCTGTCTTCTTCGCCATGGACTTCACCGCTACCGCCAGGGCCACGGCCATCTGAAGGCCGTCCGGAGCGTCATCATTTCTGCCCATCGGGAACTCCTCCAGCTGCTTAAGCAACGTCTTATGCTTCCGGTTAAACTTGATATACCCGTTTTTAATGTAGGGCTGCAGGGACTGGATGCGCAGCATCTTGTTGGCAATGGACTGGATTTCTTCAATGGGGATATATTCTCCCATTTCAGCAGAAAGCTGTGCCATAACCTCTTTGAAAAAGTACTGAAACTGCACTGTTTCTACCCCGAACCGGAAAAATCCCTTATGATAATCACGTTTCAGACGCCGGGACATCTCAAACACGTCATTGATGATGACATCCGGCTTG